TCCGTAGGACTGATGTTGTATATAATATTTGATAGGTCTTCCCTGATGCCTATAGCACCATAGGTTTCCCTAGTATTTGACGGAACTGCCATAGCATTCCCCTCCTTAGTTAAATGTCTATAAAATCTTCCAAGAGCGCAGACGCATCATCAATATGCCCTGTGCCTCGAAGACGCTTCATTTGTGCAGTACGTTTACTTTTATCGCCGGAACTCCTAGTTACGCCCTTTCCAGAACGGATAACTTTAGGTTTGTTCTTTAATTTTTTAGACCTTACGTCTGAGTTCTGCATTGCATCATATTTTTGAGCCTTCATGAGAACAATCAAAGACCTATGATCCACTAAAGAATTTAGCTCTTGCTCAGAGAATCCCTGTTCTGTAGCGTAATTCCGGATAGTAGAAACAAGTTTCTTCTGACTATCAGGATCATTCCACTCAGGGAGAACTTCTGCTAATTTTTTATTCTCTGTATTCAGGGCCACACTACGCATTTTATTATGATCTTCAAGTTGCCTTTGTTGAGCTACATATTGCTCCTGTTGCATTGCTTGGACCTTTTCCTGCGCTTCTCTATACTCCTCCCTTTTGGTTACGTACTCTATGGGATCATTTTCTTTTATTGATTCCCAGTCGATGTTTACAAACCTATCAAGGTTGGATGCAGTGTTAGCAATAATCTGATTCAACGACTCAAGGTACTGCTGACGCTCTGCCCTAGCTTGGTGCATTTCGGAAGCGTATTGCGCTTGCAATTCTCCCATTTGCTTTCGCTCTTTGGCTACATCCTGCGTCTTACGAGTATAATCCGATTGGCGGCTATAACCGCTCATAAGTTCATCGAGAGTAACTTGTTGCTCTTCACCATTTACGGTGACAGCATAAAGTGTCCCTTCACTTTCCTCATCGGGCTCCTCAGATTCTTCTTCCTCCTCTACGGATTCTTCTTCCTCCTCGGTTTCCTCCTCAAATGATTCATCTTCCTCTACAGGTTGAGACTCTTCTTCTTCGGTAGGTTGGGCTTCCTCAGTTTCTGGGGTTTCCTCTTCAGGTTCCAGTAGACTAAGTAATGCTTCTTGCGCTTCTGTGACACTTCCACCTAGCGCGGGTATTGGCTGTAATCCAGCCGGTGCTTGCGGGGCAGTCTGCGTATCCGCCATAATTAAATTCCTCTTGTCAGATATATGGGTGTTGCTTGTCAAGAATCTTGTTCATCTGTCCGGTTTCAACTATGGACGTTATATGACCACGAATTCTGTCAAGCAGTCGCATTGCAAGCCAGATAGATTCTCTGGCCTCCAAATCTGTAGAACCGCTATTGCTCCAGCGATTCATTAAATCTTCCTTTAAAACTCCAAATGCTTCGTTTAACAACTCGTCGTCTATTAATAATTGGGCTCGACGTTCCCGTTGTTCTTGATCCATTACTTGTTCTTTTTCCTCATGAGGGCTTAGTCCTCAGCATATGAAAGCGTCTAGTGCGACGAGATTTTCTTTGTTGCGGGGTCTGAGCAGCGACATCTAAGCGTTTTATCTCTTTATCTAGGTTGTCACTTTTATTTATTTTCTTTCCTTTAGGAATTGGCATACTAACTGGTTTATCAGTCCCCTTAACCCCACTAGAATAATACTTTCCTGTCGTTCCATAGTAAGCCATTATGTTTCTCCTATTGCTACAGCCCTATTCTGCTGCCGTTCAAGATTTAGTTCTTCTACTTTAAGTTGTGCGTCTACCGCATCCGCCGTAGCAACCTGTTGAATCTTCATTTGCTTAACTTGTATATCGGCTGCCTTTATCTCAAGTTCTTTATGCTTGAGTTGCATTTCCATTTCCTTCATCTGTTGCTCAGGATCAGGCTGCGGAGGAACTTGGTCTGGATCAGTGAGGAAGTCACTGACATTCTGAAAGCCCATATTCTTTATTAAGGCTGCCCCCATGTTGTACATATTCTTCTGGTTTACAATACTCAAACCACCTTTCATTGCGTCCCCAGCAAACTGGAGCATCGTCACAAGGTGTTGCATCTGTTGGTCTTTATTTCCGTTACCAAGTGCGACAGATACAGTGCAATCAAAAGAATCTTTCCAAGCATCCGGCCTAACCGGAATCCACTGATTGCGTAGCATTATGACTCTTTCCTTATCCTGATGTTTTTGCAATAGCATATATATCGCCTTCATCAAGTCCTTTACTCCTGTCTCTGCAAAGTTTCTTGCAATAAGCTCTACCCTAGATTGGGCAGCAGTCATTACAGAATTAACAGCAGAAGCAGTAGTATGAGAAGTAAGGGCATTGTCATTCAATCCTTGTGAGTATTTGTTGACACCAGCCCTAGACTCTCTTACACCATCAAGGTACTCAAGCATCTGGAACGAGTAAGGCTCCAAAGCGGGAGTAGGGAGGGGCATTACGGCGTTGGGGGATTTAACTCTAACCACTCCACCCGGTCTTTGGGTGAGTAGATCATCGAGATTCGCCTGCCCCTCTAGTACAGCATATCTTCCGTAGTTCTGATTATAAGCGTTATCTAGGAGCGTTCGTAGCATGGTACTCTTTATTAACTGAAGGTCCATGACTAGATCAGCAACTGACAACCCAAAGAACTTATGCGGAATTTTAATTGGGGTTAGAGAAATAAAAGGAATAATGTCTGCGGCTTCATTCTCTAATACTTTACTACCGACAGTGCATACCTTCCTTAGCTCGGTAATTCCATCTCCATCCCAATCTGTCTTTAAATAACTTTCATGTAACCAGTAAGTGCGTAAGCCTTCCTCGTTAGCTGTTCCAGAGTCTCCCCATCCTTCCCAGTATTTCGCTGACTTATCATACATATACCTCTCTAGCCTTTCCCCAGAAAAAGCCATCAGGTCTTCGTCACCACCACCCAAGTCTTCTACATCTAAATCCTCATCTGGAAACATCTCCCTTAGCTCAGATAAAGTCTTTAATACTCGGTGGCAAACAAACCTAGAATCATTAATATCCTTAGACTCTCTGGCTATAAGGAATTCTGAAGGAGGTACATTCTCTATCTTTATCTTTCCGCTTCTCTTCTTCCTTTTTATAACGATGTCATGTCGAGGCTCTAGGTCAACCTCAAACTGAGTATGCTCTACAACTTCTATATCATCATCTGTTATCAGATAAGAAAGCTCCATCTCACTAAGTTGACTATACTCTTCTCTCTCTTCTTCCTCATGTTCATTCCACCATACTTTAACTATGCCGTTCTTGCTTAGTAAAGCATCGGTAAACCACGAATATAATATTTCCCATCCGGGGTTATCACGGGTGAACACATAATTCACGTAGTCAGTGGCTTGATCTGCCATTGCAACATCTTCCGGCCCGACTGGATTAAATTTTACCATCTCATCCCCGGAGGCAAAGACTCGCATCAAGGAGGGCTTAATCCATTCTATTGTGTCGGCTACTGTCGTATCTACAAACTGGGAACGTCCTTCAACCTCGTTACCAAAAGGAAGGCCATAGTAATACTGCATAGCCTGCTCTCTTTGGCTGGATATCGTATCCCCCATATACCCCAAAGAATCCGTGATCTCTCCACGAATTCTAGTGATAAGTTCTTGGTCGGTAATTTTTTCTTTAGCCATTAAACGATTCCATAGTTCCTATATTTTACGTCCTCTGTCCATGATGGGTCTTCCCCCGCAACAGCAAAACGCTGGGATTGAAACGCATATCTTGTAGCGCTCATGAGGTCATCCCGTAGAGGAACCACCTTATTGTCTTTTCTATGATACATCCTGAACTCTTCAAACCAGTCAGACAGAGTGGAGAATACTTTGAATTTATCAGCCTCTACAGATTGGAGCATAGCCATTAAGCCTTCCTCTATAGAGTTAGAGCCTTTGTTGTTTCCTAATGCCGGAGGGTTAGTAAAATGCTCTAGAAGGAAGTTACAACCTAGATTACGGTACTGGTCAGCCAGACCGGGATTACCCATAGAATCTCGTCTATTACCGTCATGGGGATAAGCAATGGGGATAAAATTAGGTCTATTTCGTATAACTTGGGCATGGACGGTAGGACTTGCCTTAGACGCTCTATAACAATCGTACACATAAAACATTTCCTCTTCCCGATCTATCGCACACCAAACTACAGCCGTGGGATGATCCCATCCAAAATCTATCGCTGCTATACGGGGCCAATGATCCTCCAGCTTTATAGGGTCGACCATAACCTTCTCTTCACCTAACGGGAAGACCAATCCTGAACCAATTGAGGGCCTTCCGTAACGCCTCATCTCCCTCTCATGCGGGGAATACGAGGATAAAATCTGTTCCATGACAACCTCTGATAAATGACCTCTTTCCCCATTCATGGAGAATACTCTTTCAGAGGCATCATCCCATGTTGCATTTGTCAGAGACTGTCCAGATTGTAGGTTATTCATGAAGGATGCAACTGTCTCAGTCATGCCGGATTCTGGAGTGAATGTCATGTAAACCATACCTCTTCGATCTAAGGTTCTGGTTACAGCCTGTGAGTACAGTTCCCTACTCGGCTCCTCATCTAGCCAGATACAGTCTACTGATCTACCCTGCCACTTCTCTACGCCCATCTCGTAGGCTTTAAAGAATAAAGAAGAGTTCCCACCGCTAACGTGCCTGATTAGGGCGACCGATTTGGCGTTAGGGACGCCGGGCTTCCTTT